GTGCCGCCCGTGTTGGCCGTCTTGATGCGGCGCTTGACCTGCAGGAGGTTGGTCTGATCGCCGCCGACCGAGAACGAGGTCGCGCTGATGTAGGTGGGAAGGCCCGCGAACAGCAGCCATTGGTCATTGGCCGCCGCGTTGGTCGGGTCGCCCACGCCAGTGATGCCGTCCACCGTGCGCAGGGTGACGCCGTTGGCATCCTGGAAGACGAACTTGTAGGCTTGCCCCGCGGTCAGGAAGATGGGGTTGGACGGCAGGCCCGATGCGTTCAGCGGGACCGGGTTTTGCTGCCCCACCGCCGCGGACGAGTCCATGTAGGTCGCCGCCAGCGTGGTCGTGCCGGCCTGGTAGGTGAGGATCTTCCCGCCCGACAGGGGAGCGCCGTTGGAATCCGACTGCTGCTCGTTTCCGATCGGGGAGAGGTATGCGTTTGCCATTGAGGCTCCAATGAAAAAGCCCGCTCAAGGCGGGCTGGTTCTAGAATGCTGCTGTGACGAGCTATCTGGTCGCCAAACTCATCGTTGTCGCGGTGCTCTCGCTTGCGTGGGGCATCTGGCGCGGCTTCAACGGTCTGCCGTTAGAGCGGGAGTAGCCCGCACCGCGGCTGCGGCCAGCGGGTTTGTCTTGGGCGGTTGCATGTAGCGCCCCAACTCAGCAGCCAACTCGTCCGGGTTCGCCAGCAGGCGCGCCATCTGGTTCTCCGTCTTGCCAACCCCCAGCTTGCGCATCGCTCCGAGCACCTGCAGCAGCATGTTCGGCGCCCCAGCCTGATGCACCGCTTCGGCAGCGATGGCGTTCGGGATCGTGTCCGACCCACCGCCGGCTGTTGCCGACTTCTTCAGGCTCTGCACCATGCCCTGCCGGCGCAGCGCCTCAAGGGTTGCTTCCAGCCTGTTGTTCGACTCGGGCGAGAGCGCCAGGGATTTGTCCGGTAAGCGTGCTGCGTTCATAGCTCGGGACAAGCCGGCCTCGGTCACTCGCGCCGCATCGCCGTCCGCATTGAGGGCCGTCCCCACTACGCGCCCAGTCTCGCCGTCCACGAACGCTCCGCGAACCTTAGACGCCGCGGCTGACGCACGCACGGCATCCGAGTCCTTCGCGTAGCCCTCCAGCACCTTCTGCCACTTGCCCCCGGTGGACGCATTGAGGATGTCGTCCATTTCGGAGATCAGCGACTTGATCGCGTGACTGTCGCGCGGCGCGGACTTGAACACGTCCGGGCTCATCGCATTGCCCTTGCCGTTGAGGTTCGCCCGCAACTGCTGGAGGTGGGCCGGCGAGAAGGTCGGGCCGACGCGAACCACCTCGTCACGGATGGCCTCGATGACGTTGCGCACGGCAGGGTTGGACGCCTCGGGCGATGCCAGGGCCTGGTCTAGGTCAGTGCCCAATTGCCCCATGCGTTGGCGCCAGATGCGCGGCTTCTGGCTCTCGGCGGCCTTGCTCCACGCCTCCTGCCAGTTCTCCGCACGCGCGGCCTTACGGGCGCCCAGGTCGCCTGCTTCCTTGGTCGCGTCCAGAACGTTATCAAAAACCGCTTTGCCCTGCTTCTGGTCGAACTCCCACCACGCCGGGGCCGAGTTCAGGCGCGAGCCCTGCTCAAGTTGCGCCAGCTTCGGATTCTTGGTGATCGCCGCGGCCGACAGCGGAATGCCCTCTGCACCCTTGGGATAGTAGGTCTGCACGTCCGCGATGGCCTGCGGAACAGCCTCGTCACCGATGGCCGTCGCGATCTTGTTGACCGCGCTGCCGGTGGCGGCCTTGTTGGACACCGCGCTACCGATCGCATGGCCCACCGTCCCGGCGACCTTGGAGACAACCGGGATCGCGCCGTTGATGAGGGCTCCGGTGGGCGCGTCCTCGGGATTGACCAGGCCAGCCGATGCCCCGCCGTTGATGGCGGCGCCGGCCGTCCGCATGCCGAGGTTGGCGGCCTGCCCGGCCAACCCGGGAGCGGCCTTGGCGCCGGTCGTCATGCCACCGCTCTGGATGGCGTTCACCAGCGCGTTGAACGCAGGCGCAGAGCGCACTGCAGCGGGCGCAAGGCGCGTCAGGGCGTTGCCGACCGCCCCGCCCGCTCCCATCGTGCCGCCGACCTCGGTTGCAACCTGGCCAGCTTGGAATGGAGCAGAGTTCGGGTCTGCGCCCAGGCTTTCGAGCGCACCCGTCATGTCCTTTCGGCGCTGGCGGTTGGACTCCAGGGAAAGGCCCTTGCCGTCCAGCGCGTCCTGTGCCATGTCCGCAGGCGCCAGGAGGGTTGCGCCGATGCTGCCGGCGCCACGCACGCCACCAGCAGCGAAGTTCGCCAGGTCTGCCCGCCCTTGCGGAGATGCCAAGGCGCTGACCATGCCCGCGGGCGTTGCGAAGCGCGCGGCACGGGTCACGGTGTCCACCAAGCCCGAGCCACCGCCCTCGCTTGGCTTCGCGTCCGGCTTGGGCTCATCAAACGAATAGCCGTTCGCCTTGAGCTTGGCGGTCAACTGCTCGCGCGTCGTGCCATCGGGGACGCCTCGGATGATAGTGCCGTCAGGCAGTCGGACGTCCATTACTTGAGGTCTCCGAAGTTGACGACTTTTGCCGAGCCCGCCAAGGGGAGCGATCCGATGTCAACCGGGCCGCCTCCTCCACCTTGGGTCAAGTTCCCCATGTCCGCAAAGACACTGGACGGGTCCATGCCGCGCTTGCGGGCGATACCCTCGTAGCTGCCCCTGGCCTTGCGCGCTTCGGTCTCGTAGGTGCCGATGCGGCCCTTGGCTTCCTCCAGGATCTTCGCCTTGGTGTCTGCGCTCAGCTTGCCGCCACCCGCCAAGTACTGCGCCCAGCCCTTGACCTTCTCGGGGATGTTCGGGCTGTTGGCGACGGTCGCGTACTCACCTTCGCGGACAACGCTGTTCGGGTCGTACAGCTTTGCCAGGCCGTAGACGATGTTGATGTCCGACTGCGTCGTGTTGCGCCCGGCCGCATCCTTGATGGCTGCATAGGCGGGGAACGCCTGCTTGTAGTTCTTCACCTCGGGCAGGCCCTCGAACTCCTGGCGCAGCTTCTGTTCGTTCTGGAAGCCGGTCTGGATGTTGGCGGCATCGCGGTTGGACTGCGCCAGTTCGCGGGTCGCCGCAGCGTTGGCCATAGATGCGCCCACCGTCGCCTTGTTGTCTGGGCTCTGCGTGTTCTGGACGCTGCTGGCCACCTCGACCTTGTTGGATACCGGGTCGATGCGCAGCGTGTCGGTCGTGCCGCCCGTGTTGCGGGTCTCGTACTTGGCAAGCTGGTCCTTGGTGGACAGCGCCGTGCGGTAGGCCAGATCAGCCACTTGCGAGACGCTGTTCGGGTCAGCCTGCACCATGGCGATCGCCTTCGCCGCCGCATCGGCCGGCATGATGCCGTTCTGCGACAGGTGGTTGAAGAAGGCGACCGCGTTCTGCGGAGTGGGGTTCTGCCGCAGCCAGCCCGCGGCTTGTCCGGTCAGCTCGGTGCGCTGCTTGGCGATCTCCAGCTTCTGCTTTTCCACGTCGGACTGCGCTTTGTCGGTGTCGGCCCAGCCCTTTTGCAGCGTCGGGATCTTGGCGCCCAGACCGCGCTGCGCAGCGCCGGAGATGACGGCGGTCCGGTCCACGGTGCCGTCAGGCTTCACCGCGCCCTTGTACAGGTCGCTCAGCGCGTTGGCGTCCGAGTCCTCGCGCGCGGCCTTGCGCAGGTTGTAGTCGTTGACCGCGTTGGCGCCCATGGCGTGCTGGATCTGCATGACTTGCGCCATGTCCTCCAGGGGATTGCGGGCCTTGGGCTGCTGGACCAAGCCGAAAATCGAAGCATCAGCGGGCATGTGCTTACCTCAGTCCGTTGGTGTTGCCGCCAGTGATCATTCGTTGGCGCTCCTGCGAGGCCAGCATCTGCTGCAGCATGTTGTCCTGGTTGTACGTGTTGGTCACGCCGCCGATGGCGTTCTGCAGGGCGTTGCCTTGCATGATCTGAGCCGCGCCCGAAGCATTGCCCTGTGCCGTGGTGTTGCCGGCGATCTGGCCCGTCGTGGTGGCGCCGAACTGGCCCGTCATGTTGGCCGCGTTCTGCCCCTGCGTGGACATGCCCGAGAGGAACCCGTACTGCTGACCCTTGGTCGCGGCATCGCGGTTGAACGCTTCGCCGAACTTGGTCCCGGCGTAGTCGGTGCCGTACTTGGCCGCGGCTTTCAGGGCGTTGCCTGAGAAGTACGACCCACCCGAGGCGGCGCGCTGGTCGATCTGGCGTTGACCCTGGTTCAGCTCGAACTGATAGCCGGGGTCGTTCGGAAGGTCAGCCCCCGTGAACTTCTTGGTCAGCGAGCCGTAGCCAGCGGATCCATCGTTCGGGCCGAGACCCATCGCGGAGACGAGGGCGTTGTTGGCCTTGACGCCGGAATCCCGCCACGGCGCCAGGTCGTTGCGCGTGGTGTCGTACTGCCCCTGCAGCATCGCATTGGCGCGATCGGTTGCCGCGGCCTGCGTGTCTGCCGCCTTCGCCGCGCCGTTGCTGGAGATGAGACCGCCAACGATCGGGGCGCCGTACTTCACGGCTGCGGATGCGAGATCGCTAGGCCCCAGGGAAGAGAACTTGTCAACGCCGGATTGGTAGAGCTTTTCGTACCACGGCGCATCGACGGCAGCACTCGCAACGGCAGGGGAGAGACCTTCCACGGTGTAGGCGGACAGCGCATTGCCGCCCGCCGAATCGATTGCAACGTTCGCAAGCTGGCTGTCGGCGGCAGCGTTGAAGGTCGGCGAAGCCTCAGCGAGTCCAGCGCCAGCGCCCATCGTGCCAGCGGCACTCGGCGCCCACGCCCCGCCAAAGCCGGCGGTGTCTGCGGCCAGGTCCATCCCGGAGACCGCGCCGGCCCCGTCTGCGGCCGCCGAGCCAGCGCCCATCAGAGCGCCGCCCAGTCCCACCGACAGCGCCGATCCCACGAACTGCGCGGCCATGGGCCACGAGCTTTCGTTGCGGTGCGGGGTCCAGTTCTCCAGCTTGCCGTCCGCCCCGTACACATAGGACCCGACGCTGGGGTCAGCGGGGTTATGGAGGAGGTACTTGCCGGTGGTGTTGTCGTACCGGACGTTGTACTGGCTGCCGTCGATGTTGACGGTGCCGAAACCCTCGGGCGTGTAGTCCTCCAGGCCCCACGGGTTCGTGATCTTGTACTTGGCGAAGTCGTTGCCGATCAAGGCACCGAGCCCACCGGCCATCCCGGCGCCGTAGCCGTTCTGAGAAATTGCAAATGGCATCGTTCTTTCCTTAAACCGCGGTGCCCGTGGCATCGACCCACACGGCGGGATTCACGCTCTGGACCCACACGGGATGTCCGAGGTCGGTGTCGAAGAAGCTGCGCCCGATCCACAGCAGCTTTGCCGGCCGGCTGGCCGTTGGGCCTGATCCGTAGACCGCGTTGAGGGCGTTTTGCACCCGCTGCATCCACTGACGCCACGGTGCGGTGACGATCTGCTGCGCGTCCACCAGCGGGAAGTTGTCGGGGTAGTCGCCCATCACTCAGTCCTCGCCCACGCGGCAACAAAGACGGTCTTGACCGGGTCGGTGCAGCGCACCTTGAACATCCAATCCCTTGCGCGCCCGAGGCGGTTCCATAGCGCCCTGACGGTGTACTGACCCAGGCGCCCGATCGCCGCGGGAAGTTGCGCGCCCCACGAGTGCCCGCCGTCGCGGCTGACCTGCAGGACCAGCGTCGGGTCGCTGCCCTGCCCCGTCGTCAGACCCACGCCGGCTTCCATCTCGATCCACAGTTGCGGAATGCGGATGAACTCGCCAGCCTTGTTGTGACGCGAAACGAACTCGCGCACGATGTACTGCCCGTCATCGGTGTAGGCGTCCTGGTCGATCAGGTACACCTTGCCGTTCTCGTAGTCGGTGACAAAGGGGCGGTTCAGGAAGTTCGCCTGGATCTCGCCGCGGTGGCGCCCAGCCTGCCCGTACTGCTTCCTGTGCCACTCCTTGGACAGGCCGTCGTATTCCCAGCTCTCTCCGGGCGTGGGAAAGTTGATCTGGTACATCGGATGCCCGGCGACCATGTAGGCGAACGCGGTTGCGTTGTCCACCGCGGCATAGGTGCTCAGGATGTAGTCCAGCTCAGGGGTCGAGACCGGCGTTGCCTGGTTGCCCGAAAGCTGGCAGACCTGCACCGATCCCAGCTTGTTGCGGCGCAGGAACATCAGCGAGCCCTCGAACTTGCACAGGCTCCAGCGCGCGGCAAGGCCCCACTCGATGGCCGCCGAACCGATGCGGGCCAAGGGGAAATCGGCGGTTCCCGAGTCGCCCCAGAACTCCGTGGTGCGGTCTCCGAACAGGTACAGCATGCCGCTATCGACCAGCACGCGAACGAGGTTGTCCGGGTCGCTCTCGGCAGTGGCGAAGTCCAGCGCGTCCCACGACATGCCGTCGTACAGAGCGGACTTGTAGAACTGGCCAGATGCCGTCTTTTGGACGACGAAGTAGCCATTGAGAAACGTGCAGGTCTCGCAGGGGACGAAATCAGGGTCGGTGATCTGCGCCAGCGTCGTGGTCGCGAAGGTGTAGATGTACCCGTAGGTCCCATCCACGATCAGCATCTGGTCGCCGTTGTCGGCGATGTCCACCCGCCCGCCCGTGGTCAGGAGCGTGCCGCGGTTGGTCGTGGTGCCGTCGCCCGCCACTTCCCACAGCGTTCCGCCGTTGACGAAGTACGCCGCGTTGCCCTTGGTGTGGAAGCCGCGGCAAGGATTGGCGCCGAAGTTCACGAACGTGGACAGGCCCGGCGTGGGGTACAGCACCAGCCCGTTGGCCTCGCGGTCGCTTTGCAGCTCCACGTACAGGTTCACGCGCTTTTGCGCGCTGACGTTGGCCGATCGCCCCTGATTGCCGACGCCGAACAGGGGAACGTTCTTGAGCGGCATCAGGTCGTCCCGTTGGTAAGGATGTTGAAGTGGCCCGCGGTGGGCAGTTTCAGCATCGGCACGTCCAGATTGGCCAGAGCCAGGTTGTGCTTGGCCTCGCGGATCAGCTCCTTCACTTCCTGCGACAGCGAAACCTGGTACTCGGGCGCCAGGCGCTTGGCCAGCAGCGCGGGGACGGCCTCTTCATAGCCGGGCGGCAGGCTCACCGCGGTGGTGAGCGCGGGGAAGGTCTGCAACTGCTTGATCGACCACAGATTGAGCGTCAGGCCGCCGATCGGGACCGGCCAGAACGTGAGTTGCACGTCCGGCATAGTCATAAGCGGCGTGATCGACTCCGGAACTGCCCGCGTGTCCTTGACGAGGATGTCGCTGTATTGGTCCTGCGTGAACAGGTGCAGCGGATAGGTGACGTTGCCGCTGGCGAGGTAGCTGTCGGCCAGGATCTGCACCGGGCGCGCGGTGGCGAAGGTGCCCGAAGGCCCAACGGTGATGCTCGCCACGCCTGCCGTGAGCGGGATGGTGTCCAGCGTCTTGGCGTAGACCAAGGGAGTGTTGGACAGCGCGCCCATCATGGCGTTCAGCGCCATCAGGGCGTCCGCCGACTCGCTGGCGTCCGGAGACTCGCCCTTGGCGTACACCCCGAGCATGCGCAGGGAGCGCGAGATCAGATCCAGCGCGGTGGTCACTCGGCGTCCTTGGCGGGCTTGGCCTTCTTGGGCGCCGGCTCGGGTGCAACGAACTTGGGTTCGTAGCCCATCTCCGACAGGCGCTTGTGCTCGTCCTCGGTGTTGGCCACGGCAAAGCCGCCCACCTTGGCGTTGTGCATGTTCAGCGGATACATGAGTGCTCCTACAAGCAGAAGGGGCCGACCCCTTGTGAGAGCCGGCCCCTTGAACTTGCCAACTGGATCAGTTGGTGCGGCGAACGCCGAAGTTCGGCAGCGTGACCGCGCCACCCCAGAGGATGTCGAAGCGGCTGATGAACTTGTTGTTGGTGATGTCGTAGCCGCGCACGAAGCGCAGCGAGACGCCGCCCTCATCGGCCAGGGATGCCTGGTAGGCCATGTCCATCCCGCCAGGCAGTTCCTGCTTGGGCGACACGAACGTGAAGGCGTCCTTGTGCCACACCAGGTTCTGCGTGTAGGTGGTGCCAGCCGCGCCCGAGGTGATGGTGATCGGGGCGTTGTCCGCCGGACGGGTCGTCACGTTCTGGTAGGCGCCACCGGCGATGATCGCCGGGGAGATCACCACCGTCATGTTGCCCGAGGCGTCCGAGGCAGCGTCAGCCGTCACGAGGAACGACTGCAGCACGCCCGTGGACACCTTCGTCTCGGGGTTGACCGAGTACACGTTCTGGATGGTGAACGTGTCGCCCTTGAGCAGACGAGTCGCCGCAGCAGCGGTCCAGCCGTCCAGCACCAGCGAGGTCGTCGCGGCGTAGGGGTTGTCGGTCGAACCGACGCTGGTCGTGCCCTGGTTCGCGCCGTTGACCAGCGGGGTGCCGCCGAGTGCGCCCACCGTGTGAGCGGGCACGTTCTGCGACATGGCGATGTCCAGGCCGGCGCCGGTCTTGAGCACGCCGGTCTTGTACTGCTCGCCCAGGATGCTCTGGCTGTTCATCAGACCCGACAGGCCCGCGACGATGGAGGCGTTGGCGCCCGGCTCGATGGCGGCCATGCGCTTGCCGTCGCGCGGGACGGACATGCGGTCCATCGGCACCGCGGCGTTCAGCAGGTCGGCGAACGTGGCGGGCGGGGTGCCCGGCGTTCCCACGATCTGGTGGAAGCCGTTCTTCATCTTCAGGCCGATGCGGTAGTCCAGCAGCGCGGCCAGCTTCAGGCCGGCGGGCTCCAGGTAACGCGCCTTGAAGGCGGGATCCACCTTGCCGTTGCTGCCGACCGAGGTCGTCAGGTCCGTCAGGCCGACCGCGAAGTCCAGACCCAGCAGGGGTTCCAGGGTCACGTCCACCGAGCGCTCGGTGATGTCCTGCACGCTGGCGGTCTCGCCGTCGCGATGCATGAACTGCACCGGGGCGCGAGCCTTGACGGTCGAGCCGGGCTTGACTTCGCCGGTCCAGGAATCCTTGTAGTCGGTGTTGACGTTGCCCAGGAACGCCGAGGCGTTGTGAGCGATGCGCAGGACTTCGTTCGTGACGACCTGCGAGGTGACGAGTGCGTTTGCCATTTCAGTCTTTCAAAGGGGGATGGCGCAGGCATGAAAAAAGCGCCTCTGGGGCGCTTCGCTCTGTGTCTGCGGGTTGTTGCTATCGGCGGGCGGCCCGCTCCTGTTCGTTGGACCAGCGAATCCACGCCTTGGTGTCCGCCGGATCCGGTGCACCCGAAGGCACACCACCGCCCTTGACCGCTTCGAGCGGCTTGGCGGCTTTGGAGGGCTGCGGCTTGGCTTCCTTCTTCGCAGCAGCCAGCTTCTGTTCGATCAGGGTGATTGCTCGCCCTGCGCGAACGGCTGACATGCCGGCGATGCGTTCGGCCTCTTCCGCGTTGTCGGGGTCGGTGAGGTACTCGATGACAGCCTTCGGGTCGTCTGCTTCAAAGAGCGCCTGGGTGGCGGCCTTGGGCTCGCCTCGCGCGTCTTTCAGACCGCCGAAAACTTCGTCAAGCTCGGACGCCTTGGCGTCGAACTCCTCTTGGCCCCACTCTTTGGCCAGCTTCGTCACAACCGCTTGACGCTTCTCGGCCTCGGCGCGCTGTTCGGTGAGCGCCGGTGCAAGCCCTTGGGCTCGCTCTGCGATCATCCGATCCAGCTCCGCACGGGTGAGCGTCACAGGTTCGTCGTTGCTTGCCTGTGGTGTCTGCTGCTGCCCGGCCGGCTGCGCGGGGCGCTGGCCAAGCTGGGCTTCCAATTCGTACCGGCGCCGCGTGATGTTGTCCACGCGACGACGCAACCGCTCGATCTCGCGGTCCTTCGGGTCTTTCTCAGGCTTCTTGGGCGCATCCTTGTCGCCACCCTCCTCGCTTTCGGGCTTGGCCTGGCTCTCCTGGCCTTGCTGCTCCTGCCCCGTCTGTTCGGTGGAGGCGGCAGCAGGGGTCTGTGCTTGCTCGCCTGCCGCGGCGGTGTCGCCAGTTGGCAATGCGGTTTCGGATTCCAAGGTCGAAGCTCCTTCTCGGTGGTTCAGCCCTCAGCGGGCAAAGAAAAACCCGCCGAAGCGGGTTCTGTGGGTTCGTTTTCCATCGCCTCGGGCGGCATCGGCTGCGGAGGCGGCTTGTTCAGCGGGTGCTGCGACACGAGCGGGGTCGCGTTGATCCCGCCATCCGCGCTCACGGAGACCTGCAGGCCCTTGGAGAACGCGTCGGCCAGCGCTTTGATGCGGTTGGTGTCGGCGTTGAACTCCTCGACGTGCTTGTCCGCTTCCTTGGCGGCGAGCTGGGCGTCCTTCTCCTGCAAT